AGGCCTCCTGCAGCGAGCGCGGGTAGCGCCGGGTGGTGTCGTTCATGCGGCCTCCAACAGGTCGGCGTACTCGGCGCGCAGCAGGCGGCGCAGCTTGTCGTCGCTGGTCTGGCTGAGCATGAAAGACAGGGCGTCCATCCACTGCGTCTCGCTCAGGTCCAGCTCGAGCTCCACGCTGCGCTGGCGGCCCAGGTGCGGGCCACTGGCGCAGATGCGGGCCTCGTCGGCGTGAATGCGCAGGAAGCTCATGCGGCCTCCGCTTGCAACTCGGCCAGGTACTCGGCGGCCTCCACGCGGTTGGCGGCGCGGATGGCCGGCACGCGGGCCTCGATGTTGTCGGCGCTGTCCTCACACATGCGGTCCACCAGCTCAAAGCGCGCGGCGATGAGTTGCTTCTCGGTGCCCGACAGGATCAGCACCCAGAGCTCATCAATCGTCAGCTCGGTCATGTCCTCCTCGACCCAGCGGGAGCGCACTCGGGTGGTGCTCAGCTCGGGCTGCGCCAGGTTGTCCACAAGCCACAAGCTGGTGGCAAACGTGTCGGTCAGGAACTCGTCGCGGGCCTCGCTCAGTTCGTAGACCGTGGGCTCGTCATCTCGCTCGTCTGGGAGCAGGTTGTCCCAGCGGGCTTGTGCGGATCTGAAGGCTGCGTCCATCTGTCTCTCCCGCGCCGCACCGTGCAGCGCATGGACAGAATCCTACCGGATACGGTAGTAGCAGTCAACCGGATTCGGTAGATTTAGCGCAAAAAAAGAGCAGATCCCCCAAAGGTTACATATCTGGTTTTCCCTAGTCCGCAAAAAGACTAGGGCTTGGCATCATGATTTTGTGAAGACACAAGACGCCGCCTTCTGCAACCATCGCCAAATTGGCGGGGGGGGGGTAACTCTGTGGGGCGGCTCAGGGCAGCATGTTGATCCGTTTGATGGACTCAACAAGGCGCTGATAGAGCTGGCGCTCGGCTTCGCTGATTGGTTGTGCGGCCGGGGGGTTCTTTGGATCGAGCCCCGGCGTGAGCATTTGCCAAAGCTCAAGGTCGAAAACCTCGGCCATCCGGTCCACCACATCCAGACCAACGCTGGTCTGCATCTCTTTGATGCGTGTGGCGGTGCCTGGCCCGGTTTTCGCCTCGCGGGCCAGCCGGGTGAGGTTTTCCTTGCCCCAGTGATGCTCCATCAAAGCGGATAGGTTCTGCCAAAGCACTAGCTTGGGGTCAATTCTCATCACTCAGTGACTGTGCAGCAGATGCTCTACCGATAGCGGTTGCTTTGGCATACCGGATACGGTAGAGTGTGGGCATGGACCCATACATCCCAAGCGCGGCGGATCTGCGCGCCTTGTTACTTGCCTTGGGGCACGCCCAAATGCAGCAAATGGCGCAGCGATCCGGCGTGCCATTCACCACGCTGTGGAAGTTGCGCTCAGGCGAGACCGACAACCCGCGGTTGGAAACGGTGCGCTCGTTGCTGCCCCATCTGCTCAACGCAGAAGCCGCTTGAGATCCGCCTGATGCGTGCATCTGCCGTCCTCCTATTGGGACTTCCTGCGCTCCTACGGCCTTGTAGGAGTATTCCTACGCGGAGCGCTTTTTCACTGACATCGGGCGGGGCTTCCTGAGCATGACGATGAGCATAGGTGTCTTGCCCCGGGCCAAAAGTGAGCATGCGCAACTGCCGCTCTTCGGCCTCGAGCCGCAGGCCCGGCGCAGTGACCCGCCCACCAGCCACCAGGCCGCCGCCAGTGCCAGGGAGCTGCAGGCGCAGCACCACCGCGTGATCGTGGCCTGCCTCAAGCGCTTTGGCCCGCTGGGCAAGGACGGCATCGCCGCCCGCACCGGGCTGACGGGCGTGGCCGTGGCCCGCCGCACCGCCGAGCTGCAGCGCGCTGGCCTCATCCAACCCACCGGCAAGACCGTGCTGTCAACAGCCGGCCGGCCAGAACGCGAGTGGAAGGTGGCCTGACATGGCACGAATTCGCACGATAAAACCCGATTTTTTTACTTCCGAGGACATCGTTTTACTGTCGCCGCTGGCGCGCTTGTTTTACATCGCACTTTGGTGCGAGGCCGACAAGGAGGGACGTTTTGCTTGGAAGCCAAAAACCTTCAAGCTGCGCTATCTGCCGGGCGACAACTGCGACATCGACGCGCTTGCAGATGAGCTGCTGAACGCGCGTTTGGTCATGCTGTACGAGGGAGCAACCCTCGCCTACATCCCGAGCTTCGGCAAGCACCAGCACATCAACCCCCGCGAGTCGGCCAGCGTTTTACCGGACCCGAATACAGCACCAAAACGCACGCGTGCCCCACGCGTGACCGACGCGTCACCACGCGTAGAGGACGCGCAGGGAGGAAGGGAAGGGAAGGGAAGTAATAACCCCCTACCCCCTTCGGGTGTCGGGGCGACCGATCCGCCTGACGATCCGCCCGCCAAGGTCCACGAGTTCCCGCCCGGCTTCGACCGCTTCTGGCAGGCCTACCCCCGCAAGACCGCCAAGCCGCAGGCCGCCAAGGCCTTTGCCCGGCTACGCCCTGACGAGCCGCTGCTGCTGCGCATGCTGGCCGCCTTGGCCCTGCAGCGCCAGAGCGCCCAGTGGCGGCGCGACGACGGCCAGTTCATCCCTCACCCCAGCACCTGGCTCAACGGCCGGCGCTGGGAGGACGAGGGCGCCCAGACCGATGACGCTTTCGCGGGGGCGGTATGAGGGGACTCGACACCTTGGTGGCCTTGCGGAGCAAAGGCGTCAGGCCCGCCGCCGTGGCCATCCACGTGGCCCAGGTGGCGCCTTGCCAAGCCGGGGACGCCCTGGAGATCGTGGTGGCCCCTGACGAGCCCATTGACCGGCTGGACCTGCGGGCCTTGGTGGGCCTGGACGTCATCGTCGCGGCCGAGCAAGAGGACGGCCACCAGCGCACGGTGCGCGCCCTGTGCATGGCCGCCGTCACCGCGGGTGCAAGCCGGGTGCTGGGCGGCGAGTGGAAGCGCTCCTCTGGGGCGCCCTGGGTTGAGGTTTTCCGCCACGGAGTCCCATGCAACTGATCCCCGACACCATCGACTGGGCGAGCTACGCCAAGGCCACCGAGGCCCGCGTCAAGGTCAAGGCCGCCAGCGTCTTCACCGACGAGCTGCTGGCCGAGTTCACCCCGCGTGACCCCAAGCACAAGCCCCCGGAGATGTTCTCCACCAAGCTGCGCGGGCGCATCGAGTTCCGCCCTGCCGAGCTGACGGCCTGGGCCGGCTACAACGGCCACCGCAAGAGCATGTTCACCGGGCAGGTGGCGCTGGACCTGATGACCTCGGGCTACCGCACGCTGCTGATGTCGTTCGAGATGGCGCCCGCCCGCTCCTTGGCCCGCATGGCCCGCCAGGCGCTGGGGCTGCCCAAGCCCGCGGGCGTGTCGCTGCAGGCCTTCAGCCGCTGGACGGACGGCCGGCTGTGGATGTTCGACCACGTGGGCCGCATCAACACCGAGGTGTGCCTGGCGGTGCTGCGCTACTTCGCCGAGGAGTTGAAGGGCCAGCAGGTGTTCGTCGACAGCATGATGATGGTCTGCGGCTCCGAGGAGAGCATGGACGAACAGAAGCAGTTCGTCACCGACCTGGTGCGCGTGGCCCAGGAGACCGGGCTGCACGTCCACCTCGTCACGCACTGCCGCAAGCCGCAAAGCGGCGAGGGCACCCCGCCCAGCAAGTACGACCTGCGAGGCAGTGCAGCGATCTCCGACCAGGCGCACAACGTGGTCACGGTCTGGAGCAACAAGGACAAGCACCTGGCGCTGCAGAAGGACCCCAGCGACGCCGTGGCCCTGGCCAAGCCCGACGCCCGCGTGGCGGTGGAAAAGCAGCGCAATGGCGAGTGGGAGGGCGCGGTGGCGCTGTGGTGGGACGCCGCCTCGCTGCGCTTTTGCGATGACCGCATGAGCGCGGTCGAACCCTACCGGCTGGCCGCATGACCGACAAGTTGACCGCCCGCCAGCAGGCCATCCTGGCGTACATCCGCACGTACCAGCCGGTGAGCAACGCGCAGGTGGCCAAGCAGTTTGGCATCAGCGGTAACACCGCCGGGGTGCACCTGATGGCGCTGAGCCACGCGGGAGTGGCGTGGGCCACCAACTCGGGCCGCTTTGCGCGCTGGAAGACGGACAAGCCTTTTGCCGAGCCCAAGACCCCGCCGCGCGTGGCGCCGGTGAGCATCGAGCAGGTGGCGTCCATCTGGCACTACGCCGAGCGCTGTGCCCGCGCTGCATGACGGCACCGAGGTCAGCAGCTACAGCGAGGCCTGGCGGCATGAATGCGAAGCGCGCTGGATCCTCACGCTGGGCAGCCTGGACGAGCGCCGGGCTTGGCTGCAGGGCCTGGAAAAGCGCCGCGGCAAGGCGCACGTCGAACAAATCAAGACCACGATGAGGAACCTGTGGGCACAACACCGAGCAGCAGTGACACGAGCCAGCGAGTAGGCCACCAGTACGCCCGCGAGCGCGGGATCGGCCTGCACAGCAACTTCATCTGCGCCGCCTGCCGCCAGTCGCGCATCACGCTGGGCCGCAAGCTCAAGCGCGTGCAGGGTGTGAAGCAGTACGTGTGCCGGGGGTGCCAGTGAGCGAGGTGCTGAAACTGCCCTGGCCGGTGATGCCGGCGCTCAGCCCCAACTTCCGCGGGCACTGGGCCGAGAAGTACCGCGCCAAGGCGCAACTGCGGGAGTCCTGGGCCTGGGAAGCCAAGCGCCAGGGCGCCAAACGGCTGCCGGTTGATGTCTTGAGCCTGCACATCACCTTTGTGCCACCAGACCGGCGGCACCGCGATCTCGACAACCTGCTGGCCTCCATCAAGGCCGGCCTAGACGGACTGGCCGACGTATGGAAAGTGGACGACTCGAAGTGGTCGCTGCAGATCACCAAATCTGGCGAGGTGGGTGGATGGGTCGAAGTTCAGCTGACATAGACCCGCTGGAGCTGCTGGTGCTGTGGTGGCGCGCCGAGAGCGGCTGGAGCCCCGTGGAGGGCTTCCCCATGGAGTGCCCGTCCACCCGCGGCTGGCGGGCCTCCAGGCAGTACGACGACGCCAACGGCGCGCTGGACACCGACGAGCGCGGCCTGCTCATCCGCCACATCGGCCAGGTGGTGGCCAGCATCCCCGACCCGTACCGCACGGCGCTGTACCTGGTGGCGCGCAACCGGGCCACAGGGGTGAGCGTGTGGCGCAGCGCCCGGCTGCCCGAGAACGAAGACGAGCGCGCCGAGCTGGTGGCGGATGCGGTGCAGATGTTTGTGGAGCGGGTGTGAATGAGCTGGCTCTTTTCGCGGGCGCTGGTGGCGGGATTCTGGGGGGGGGGATCCTTGGCTGGAGAACCATCTGCGCCGTCGAATGGGAACCCTACGCCGCAAGCGTACTTGCCGCCCGACAGAATGACGGCCTTCTCCCGCCCTTCCCGATTTGGGATGACGTTCGCACCTTTGACGGACGACCATGGCACGGCCGTGTTGACGTCGTTTCTGGCGGCTTTCCCTGCCAGGACATCAGCGTCGCAGGCAAAGGCGCCGGCATTGACGGAGCCCGATCAGGCATGTGGGCCCACATGGCGCGCATCGTTGGCGAGGTTCGACCCCGTTACGTCTTCGTGGAAAACAGCCCAGCGCTCCTTACTCGGGGACTTGGAAGAGTCCTCGGTGACCTGGCCGCGCTCGGGTATGACTGCCGGTGGACAGTGCTGGGAGCTGCCGACGTTGGAGCGCCGCACCAAAGGGACAGGTTCTGGCTTGTCGCCACGCTTCCCGACGCCGCTTGTGGGCGGAACTGGGCCAAGCACGCATGGGCAGATCAGTGGCCAGTTCAGGCGCGAAATGGCGAAGGCTTTTGCGCGCTGGCCCACGCCGACGGCATCAACTGCAGGAGCAAATCACTCAACAGATGCAGTGACGAAAAGGGGGCACGGAATCAACTTGCTGGGTGCAGTTCAGATGTGGCCGACACCAATGGCCGCGGACTCTCGGGGCAGCAGTGGTCGGCCAGCTCCAGGCAAGCAGGTGCAACTGGTGGACGCGGTGAAGTTCGCCACGCCGCTGGCGCGCGACTACAGGAGCGGCAAGGCCAGCCAAGCCACGCACGACAAGAACTCGCGGCCATTGAGCGAGCAGATTGGTGGGAGTCTGAACCCGCCGTGGGTCGAGTGGCTGATGGGGTGGCCGCTCGGGTGGACCGACTTAAAGCCATTGGCAACGGACAGGTCCCTCTGTGCGCAGCCCGAGCGTGGCGACTGCTTTCAGGCCGCCTGATCTAAAGCCTTGAACGCACTTTGAAGCTGTGCTGAAATTCGTCCCGCAGAGGTGTCTCTGCAATTTGTGAAGCCCGCGGCAGCGATGTCGGCGGGCTTTTTCGTTTTGGCCTGCAGTTGCCAATCGGGCGTAAAGCTCACGGCAAGCGGCGTCACCGGCAAATGAGCCGCAGCTCTCGACGCGGGACTTGCCCCGCTAGTCTCCCGGCGGATAGCGGCGGGCGAGAGCACACATCACTTCGGACAATCCACATGGAACCCGAAAAAAAATCAAACATTTCAAACCGAGGCGGCCCAAGACCAGGCGCTGGCCGGCCCAAAGGCTCGCTGGACAAGGGCAACGCGCTCATCCGCGAGATGGTGGCCGAAGCGCTCAACCGCGCCGGTGGGGTGGACTACCTGGCCCGCGTGGCCGAGAGCCACCCGGCGCCGTTCCTGGGCTTGGTGGGCAAGGTGCTGCCCATCCAGGTGACCGGCGAGGACGGCGGCGCGGTGCAGCACAGCATCCGGGTGACCTTTGGTTGAGGCCTGGTTCCCGCAGAAGCTGCAGTTCCTGTTCGAGCCGCACCGCTACAAGGTGGTGCGCGGCGGCCGGGGCTCCGGCAAGAGCTGGGGCTTTGCCCGCGCGCTGCTGATCATGGCGGCGCAGAAGCCCCTACGGGTGCTGTGCACGCGCGAGATCCAGAAGAGCATCCAGCAGTCGGTGCACCAGCTGCTGCGCGACCAGATCGAGGCCCTCGGCCTGGGCAGCCAGTACGAGGTGCTGCAAGCGGAGATCCGCGGCAAGAACGGCTCGCAGTTTTTCTTCTCGGGCCTGAGCGACCAGACGGCCGAGTCCCTCAAGAGCTTTGAAGGGGTTGATGTCTGCTGGTGCGAGGAAGCGCAGGCCATCAGCCGGCGGTCCTGGGACATCCTGATCCCGACTATCCGCAAGAACGGCTCCGAGATCTGGGTCAGCTTCAACCCGCAGTTGGAGAGCGACGAGACCTACCGGCGCTTCGTGAGCAGCCCGCCGCCGGACTGCGTGTCCATCGAGATGAACCACGCCGACAACGGGCGCTTTCCGGCGGTGCTGGAGGCTGAACGCCAGCACGCCGAGGCGACGATGCGGCGCGAGGACTACGCCCACATTTGGGAGGGCCAGTGCAAGCCCGCGGTGGACGGGGCGATCTACTTCGACCAGATGGCCAACGCCGCGGGGCGCATCGGCAACGTGCCGCACGACCCGCTGCTCAAGACCCACGCGGTGTGGGACCTGGGCTTCAACGACTCGATGTCGATCATCCTGACGCAGAAGGTGTCCAGCGAGATCCGCCTCGTGAACTACATCGAGGGCACGCAGCGCACGCTGGCCGACTACTCAGCAGAGCTCAAAGCCTTGCGCCTGGACGGGGAGCCCATCAACTGGGGCACGCATTACCTGCCGCACGACGGGTTTGCCAAGCGCCACCAGACGGGCAAGCAAGACGCCGAGATCCTGCAGGGCTTGGGCTGGAGCGTGCAGCGCACGCCCAACATGGACGTGGAGCAAGGCATCAAGCGGGTGCGCGACATCTTCAGCCGCGTGTACTTCCACCGCGACCGCACCGCCCGCTTGGTGGAGTGCTTGAAGCGCTACCGGCGGCAGATCAACGCGACCACGAACGAGCCCGGCAACCCGGTGCACGACGAGTTTTCTCACGGGGCGGACGCCATGCGCTACCTGGCCCTGAACGCCGACCAGATGACCAACGACACCTGGGGCGGCACCATCAACTACCCACGCTTCAACGTGGCCTGAGACCTTTATGGCACGCATGTCTGACGATGAGCTCCGGTCGATCACCGACCAGGAGATGCGCCAGGC